GTTTGTGCCCTTGATAAAGAGGAACTGGGCGAGTATTGTGCTTGCGCATTTTGTAGTGATTGTCACTTCATAGAGATTGAAAGCCATGAATAAGAGTGAATTAATTGATACAATATCTAAAGGAGCAAATGAAATGGCTTTTGAAGATAATGCCGGAAGTTTTGTTTACGCATACGAGCTAACGAATAGAATTATAGAGTTATCTGTAGGCGTGAAGGACAATGAATACTTTTGCGAGAAGGTTAATGTTTATGATAATGATCTGAACGACCTTTCTTGCAAATTTGAGAATATTAGAGGGGTGATAGAGACAGAATGCGTACCTTGCAGAAAGTGCATTGTCGAAGAAATAAAAGATGAACATAAGACTGAGACTGAACGAATATTCGGTTCAGAATCAGCTTACATCAATTATAGATATAATTAAATTCCAATAAAGATTATGAATGAGTTGTTTTTCCATGAATGCAGAGCCGCCGGGCTTGTGTTCAAGACATCGGACGATTGGTTCAAGTGGCTGACCGATAACCACTATGACATCAAGAAGCCAGTTGCAGAGCATGAAGGCTTCAAGTACAACATCAATGATGTTTGCACCAATCCGCACGTAATCGAGTATTCCGTAGAGGATGCAGACAACTGGGGATGGAAGGTAATGACCGCTAAAACCCAGTTCGGCTGGGTATGGGGCTACAGCATTCAGAAGGGAAAGGACGGATACGACAGTCCGGCAGGCTACCCGAGTAGATATGACGCTATAAACATCTTCTACGGTAATGAGAAAGAAGCGGTTCAAGACGCTTTGACCTGCATCATCAGAGACCTCGAGAAGAATGCTGGAACAAAGAACACCAACCTCCTCCTATGGGCAGCGAAGAAGAAGAGGGCAGACATCATTCATCCACAGCAGGAACTTTTTAAATAGTTATCATAAACCGTATTGGCTATGAAAAGAGTTAATATAAAACTGGTCCGTGAGTGTGGTCTTCACCACCTGTCAGTCGGATATGATTACATCTGGCTGACAGATGATGAAATCAAGGCTCTCGAATGTATCCTCAAGGATTACAATGCGGACCCGAACAATTTTAAACGCAGATAAGAAATGAAAAAGATAGAAATCATCACGGACAGCCACCGCTATCACGTATACGTTGGCAACACCGACTTCTGGCTCAATACCCTGGAGCTGGTGGAACTGTACAAGAAACTGGGACACGTCAAGCTGTAACAAACAATAAAAAACATTCAGATTATGGAACAGAAAGATATTGATATCTACGAGATTTTGAAGGGCATGCCAGATGGCACCCCACTTTACACGCCAATGTGCGGAAATGTAGAGTTCACTTCAGTTGAAGCAGACAAGGAGAAATCGAGAGCAATCTGGACTGAGAATAAGAACGGAGCTTACTCCTTCGACAAGCACGGCAAATGGATGAAGGGAGGAGAAGCCCTGCTTTTCCCATCCAAAAAAATGAGAGACTGGAGTAAATTCGCCTGGAAGAGGGGGGATGTACTGGTAAGTAATGATAGTGATAGCCATATAATCTTTGAGGGTTTCTCAAAAGATGATTATAGTACATTTGAAGGTAAACACTGGATTAGTGTAAGTGAAAAGAGACATATATCTCATTTGGATGTGCAGAAGACACAATGCTATCATATTGAAGATGACAAAGATGCTGCTCAGACCTTCATCAAAACTATTGAGGAACGTTTGGGTGGTAAACTTAATTGTGAGACCTTGGAGATTGAGAAGCCGAAGAAGCCAGCGTTTGAAATCGGCAAACTCTACGTTTTTGGTGAGGAAGGCGAGGATGGCAATGTAACTGTTATTGGCAAGCTCATCGGAAAGAACGAAAGAAAGGACACTTTGACATTCGGAAACCAGTACGAAATCGAGAACGAGAAGTTCGTGATCGACCAAGCCTTCGACCTAAGAATCAGCGTACATGAGGAACTGCGAGAAGCGACCTGGGGCGAAGCCACCGTGTTCCAAAGGGCTTGTATCCTCTGGAAGAAGAGCAAGGAGCAGCCAGACTTCAAGCCTTTCGACAAGGTGCTGGTGAGGAATGAAGAGAGAAACAAGTGGCAGCCAGCCTTCTTTGTTCGTGACCTTGGAGAGGAAGTAATTTTTAGATTTAAAGTCTTGCCTATCCAAAGCGGAAGAGTAGCAACCGTCTCCCAATGCATCCCATTCGAGGGGAACGAGAACATCGCCTTTACTGACTACGACGAGAACCTATCATTTTAGAGGACGTATGGCGAGCGAACTGTGCAAGGCTTGCGAGGGAGGGCGAAACTGCATCAACGGCAGGTACTGCCCACCTCGCAGGCAATATGTAGAACATCAAGACATCGATGAATGCAATGTAAAGAAGGAGCAATCCTTGAATCACAGAAAATAAGTATTTAAACCAGCTGGGCAGACCATCAACGCTGCCCACTCTAAACAAAGAAAGCGAGGTGGAACATGAAGTAACAGATTCAAAGAGGGAGTGCTTGCAAAATAAACTCGTTCCGTTATATGATATTCATCTATTTGCAAATCGACAGGCACTCCCTCAATTTTTCTGTTTCAAGCCAGCAAGACGATGAAAGGAGAAGGGACTATAGGGTAGAGGATAGGAATAGTAGGGAGCTAACGCACAAGCGCACACAAGCGCACACACGCACGTAGGATTCCGCAACCCGAACAACTACCCACAGACACAGAAACAATGGCTTAGAACGAAAATTTCAAGAAAATAAGAAAAAAAAAGAAAATCAAAAATAAAACAAAAGTAAAACGAAATGGAAAAAGGAGCAGTTATAATAGGCATCGACCCAGATAACAACGAAAGCGGTGTCGGTGCAGTTTACGATGACAAGACATTCTTAGCCTACAAGATGGAGTTCCCGGCTTTGATAGATTACCTCAAGGCTATGAACGAGAGTTGTCGCAAGAAGGTCAAGGTCGTTATTGAAGGCGGCTGGCTCAACAAAAGCAACTGGCATGTGCTTAATCGGTTCATGAGTGCAGTCAAGGCAGCAGCAATCGGACGCTCTACCGGAATGAACCATCAGACCGGAATCTTGATTGTCGAGTGCTGCAAGCATTACAATATCCCCTGCGAAATCATCAAGCCATTGAAAAAATGCTGGAAGGGGAAGGACGGAAAAATCACGCAGGACGAAATTGCTTATTTTGTAAGCGCAGGACAAAAGTTGCCGAGAATGAACCAAGACCAGAGAGACGCACTTCTCCTCGCATGGGTCTGTGCAGGATACCCGGTCAGAGTGATGCCGAAGAAACCGCAGACAACCCTGCAGAAGACCATTAGAGCCTTTGATGGATAAAATAAAACGAAGTGTTGGAAAAAGTTAAAAGTGGGCAAAGAGCGAACAACTAAAGCAAAAAAAGTAGTATCTTTGCGCCAATGTTTATCAGATAAGCAGTTTTTCGAACTTAAAACAAGAAGAAAATGAAAACAGAAGAAATCGCACTATCGAGGGTCAGCGAGAACGAAGCGAACCCTAGAACCATAACAGAGGCGAATTTCCAAAAGCTGGTAAAGAGCATCCTTGTATTTCCTAAGATGCTCCAGCTTCGCCCGATAGTCGTAGACGAAACCTACAAGGCACTGGGTGGCAATATGAGAACGAGGGCACTCTGCCACATCGTGAGCATGACACCCGAAGGCATCATGGACGTTCTCGACACAGACCAGCGGCTGACCGATGCAGAGAAACTGGCAATCGCCAACTACTGGAGCCAGTGGAAGGAGCAGCCAACTGCAACCATCGTCAAGGCATCCGACCTAACGGAAGCGCAGAAGAAAGAATTCATCATCAAGGATAATGCTGGCTTCGGAGACTGGAACACAGAAGAACTGGCAAACCAGTTCGGAGACCAGCCGCTGACCGACTGGGCAATCCCACAATGGATTCTCGGTATGGCAGGCATCAGCAATGAGCAAAAGGAGGGGGGCAATACTCCAACGGAAGGAGAAGGAGCACCGAAGCCAAGCCTAGTGGATAAGTTTATCGTTCCTCCCTTCTCAATCCTCGACACACGCCAAGGCTACTGGGTTGAGCGCAAGAAGCAATGGCGTGCCATCGTTTCCAGCAAGGACATCGGGGCAAGCCGTGAACAGACCCTCGTCCGTTCCAAGGAAATGCGATACAAGGAACTGTACTCCAAGAGTGAGAAGTTCAGAAAAGAGAAAGGCATCTCTTTCGATGAGTATCTCGAGAACTATGTATCGCCCGAAGAGAAAGCCAAGGCAGACCGTAGCGTATTGGCGCAGGGTACAAGCCTTTTCGACCCAGTACTGGCTGAAATCATCATGCGATGGTTCTGCAAGCCACACGGAAAGATTATCGACCCATTCGGAGGAGAGCAGACCAAGGGCGTTGTTGCTGGCACGCTAGGCTACGACTATCAAGCTGTGGAAATCCGCAAGGAGCAGGTCGACATCAACACAGAAGCGACCAAGGATTACGGCAGCGTGAAATATTTCTGCGGTGATTCAAACAACATCGGGCAGATAATCACTGACAGCGATTTCGACCTCTGTTTCACCTCGCCACCATACTACGACCTGGAAGTCTACAGCAAGGAAGACATGAGCGCACTCGGCACATACGAAGAGTTCATGAGCCAGTACGAAAACATCTTCAGACAATGCGTTGACAAGATGAAAGACGGCTCATTCCTGGTTGTCAAGATTGGGGAAGTACGAAACAAGAAGAACGGAGAGTACCGGAATTTCGTCGGAGACAATATCTCTACCTTCCTGCGGCTCGGTCTTCACTATTACAACGAACTTATCTTGATCGAGCAGGTTGCGACCCGATGCCTGAGAGCAGACGGAGGCATGAAATCACGCAAGACACAGAAGTGCCACCAAAACGTGCTCGTTTTCTATAAAGGCGAAATGGACGAAATCAAGAAGACGTTCGAGGATATGCGACAGCCCGAAAAGATGCACTCCAACGTTCTGGTATTCTACAAGGGCGACCCGAAACACGTTCAAGACCATTTCCAGCCTATCGAATACAACGAGGAAGAAGCGCAACAGCTTGCGGACACCTTCAACAGCGTAGCACCGCCAGCAGGCGAGGAAGAACAACCAGCAGAGGAAGGAGGGCAGAGCGATGAAGGCACAGATGATTGACATCAGCCAAAGGGCAAAAACAATCCGTGCCTGCATCATCAAGCGGCACATGGAAGAGAACCACATCGACCGCTGCGTCTGCTTCTCATGCGGTAACGCATCAAGAGCCATCAAGGAGGCAGGCATCCCCTGCGTGGAAATTTCTCCCGGTGGCGATTTAATTGCGAACCGCTGGTGGAGCATGAACGAGATACGCAACACCTTCCCCGATTCCTTCGATGCAACGAGCGGACACCTGCCAATGGATATGATGAACCAACTGGCAGCGGAGTACCGAACGACTTTTTCCGACATCATCAAGGATGGGCAGACCTACAGCATACCGACTGGCAGCGGTGAGACCGTAATCTGCCTGCGGATGGCTTTCCCTAAATCGCAGTTCATTGCGCAATGGGATAACCAAGACCCCAGCTGCGAGTACTCAGACCAAGCACCGATGGCGCAACTGGTAAAAGCCACTGGGGAATGGGAGATAATAAACGGATGAGACGATATGCGGGCGTATGCGGCACGTTCTCAAACCATGCGCATAACTAAGCGTGATTGAAACGTTCGAGCCGTGTGCACGAAATTCGCAGAAAATAACCTCCAAGGGAGCGGAAACGAAAAAGGCAGGAGATTAACCCCTGCCCATCGCTTTGAGAATACACTGGTTGATGAAGCCGCTGCGGTCTTTCTTATCGACCCCTGCCAAGATGTTAGCCACGTCCTCGGTAGCACCGAAATAGAATGTTGCAGCGTATTTCTTCGTTCGCCCTGCACCCTTGCGAGCACCTCCCCAAGATTTGGAGGTAGTTTCATTCGTAGTACTCATAATGTTAAAAATTTGGTGATATGAAAATTAATTCGTAAATTTGCAAACGAAATCCCAAAGTGGGGTGGTGGTTCGAGCACCACCCCTTGGAATAATCAAAACCCTCAGAGCTCAATCGTGAAGGTTATTTTGATTTTCCAAATCCTAATCGAAATGTAAGTTCTCATAAGGCTTTGGGATTTCATTTTACTTTTCCCTCATCCTCGGAGGGTTTCAGTAAATAAGGACTCTTCCCTTATTACGTTTGCAAAGATACGAAATTTATTTGAAATATGCAAGTTTTTCAAGTAGAATTTTTATAAAAAATCAAATAAATTTCAAGGAATCAAAATATGCCACAAGGTAACAACAATAAACATCGAGCGCAGAAAATCGACATCGAAAACCGCCTGCAGATTATCGCACCCCTATACCGAAGAGGATGGACGGAGCGAGAAATCACGGCAGAGGTTCGCAAGCGGCTCGACAGACCGAAATACAATCAAGCGCACTGCGACATTCAGCGGTTATTGAAGGAGTGGAGGGAAGAGAGACTGACCGACACGGACGAAAAGATAACAAGCGAGGTTGCAAGGTTGAAGCTGGTGATACGTGAAGCCTGGGAAGCCTGGGAAAAGTCCAAGGAAGACTACCACTTGCAGAAATCAACCCAGCATGGACTGCCAATCCTAGATGAGCGAGGAAAACAGATTTCAATCGAGACCGTCAAGGCGATAATGTACGATGCCGAGAAGCGAGGATTCGGAGAACCACGCTACCTCGACATCATCATCAAGGCAGAAACGCAGATTTGCAAGCTGCTCGGACTGGATAAGGTCGTGCTCGACCTGAACGCAGGCTTCCAAGGCGGCATCGAGGTTCGATACGTCAACTCCGGACACCAGTGTGCATCCAGCGAGCAGGAAGTAATCGAGCGTGAGGGATTGGATAAGGAATAATTTAACCATAATTTTGTTTTAAGTTTTTATTGTTTGAAAGAATGGCACTATTTGACGTTATTGGTGAACTGTATGACCCGAATGCGGACGTGAAGCCAAGGTTTCTAGTAAACCAAGGAGGCACGTCCTCGGGGAAGACATACACCATCATGCAGCGTCTTATAGTGCTTTCTTTTGAGCATCCGATGGCAATTATCACGGTGTGCGGTCAAGACCTCCCGAACCTAAAGGTGGGAGCCATGCGAGACCTCGACACCATCCTGCACACAAGGGCAGAGTTGCTGGACTGGTTCAAGAACAACAAGAGCGACAGCAGCTACAGAGGTAAGAATGGCTCAATCATCGAGTTCAAAAGTTATCAAGATGCGCAGGATGCGAAGAACGGTAAGCGAGACTATCTGTTCGTGAACGAGGCGAACGGTGTGCCCTACGAAGTGTTTTGGCAGTTGGCTATCCGAACACGTAAGCAGGTGTTCATAGACTACAACCCAAGTGCAAGGTTTTGGGTGCACAACAACATCATCGGCAGGGATGACTGCCGTCTGATACTGAGCGACCACCGGAACAACCGATTCCTGACTGAGCAGGAGCACAAGAAAATTGAAGAGATTGACGACCCAGAACTGTGGCGAGTTTATGCAAGAGGATTGACCGGAAAGATTACCGGACTTATATTCACCAACTGGGGCATCGTTGACAAGCTGCCACCAAGGGAGGAGTGGAAGATGGAATGCAGGGGTATGGACTTCGGATTCACCAACGACCCAACTGCGCTGGAGCACGTTATATTGGCGCACGGAGAGTTATGGGTGGATGAAGAAATCTACCAGCCTGGAATGACGAACGATGACATCGCAGACCGATGCAAGGAGCAAGGACGGACGAAACGAGACCTTATCATTGCGGATTCGGCAGAGCCTAAGAGCATTCAGGAGATACACAACCGAGGGCTGTGGATAATAGGCAGCACCAAGGGAGCGGACAGTATCAACAACGGCATCGACATCTTGAAGCGTTTCCGCATCAACATAACAAGACGCAGCCACGGCATCATCGGGAACATGCAGCAATACAAGTGGAAAAAGTCAAGGGATGGAGAGACAACGAACCAGCCTATAGACGCATTCAACCACGGCATAGACGCAATACGATACGTAGCCTTAAAGAAGTTATCCGTAGCGAGCCATGGAACGGCTAGGGCGCACGTATTAAGGCAAAGATAACGACAAAAAATATAAAGCGTATGGATAATAACACTACATTCAAGTACTGGCTGGCAGTTGCTAGGCACACCAGCTACAAAATCGGCAAGCAGCCACGACCAGCGTTTGTCGGAGGGAAACGAGTGCCCGACAATCTCAATCAGCTATCCATCGGGCAGCTAATAGACCTTTCCCAGCTATCAGACAGCGAGGAAAGTCTGTATCAGATAGTGACAACCGTCCTCGGTCTGAGCCACAAGGAAGTGGAGCAGGCTAGGGCGGTTGATGTTGTTATGCTCATCGGTTGGGTAACATCAGAGGTGGAGCGCATCAATAAACTCTTCGAGAGTACAGACACAGCGAAGCCAACACGACTGGAGAAGGAGGCAGGCATCGATACCCTGCGGTTCGGACTGTTCGGCATGCTGGACTGGTATGCGGTAAGGATGGGCATCAGCGACCACGACCAAGTATTAAAAACACCATGGCTTCGCATCTACAAGTGCATGGAAATGGACAACAAGAGAAGCGTGTACGAGCGGAACCTGCAGAAGTTGCAGGCAGAGGAAATGAAACGTAAATCTAGATAATTATGGCAACAATTCGAGAAACATTAAAGCAGTTGGCAGCAGACACGCTACCAGACTACACCTACCTTTTCGAGGACTGGGACACAGCAGACACCAAGCTAGAGAAACTGAACTATCCGGCAATCGTCTGCATTATCCCAGCCAGCGGCACGACAGAGATACGCAACGGCAGAGTATACGACACCGTGAACGTTGCCCTGGCTTATCTCGACACCGTACCGAGGGCAGCGGAAGGAGAAGACAATGGAGAGTGCATCGACCGAATGAAGGTGGCAGGGGCAAGGATGATACGAGCCATCAACCAGTCGCACCAGTTCGAACCATTGGAAGGGCAGCAGTACTACGAGACCATCATCGAGCGGCTGAGCACGATCGTGTCGGGCGTAATGTACTCCCTTCAGCTGACACAGAGCATAGGAGGGTGTGAGGTATGAGCAAGGGAGGTATTCAATTCGACCCTAAGGCGGCATCGATGATAATGAGGGAGGAAGTGGAGAGAGCACGGCAGCTTATCATCAACCACATACGTATCAACGGACAGAACGTATCGGGGCGCACAATCGCCAGCCTAAAGGTGGAGCAGCCCAGCGAGGACGAAACCATCCTCTGGGGACACAAGCCATTCGGGGTTCTCGAGACCGGACGAAGGGCTGGCAAGATACCCTACGGCTTTGCTGGCATCATCCGGCAGTGGATGAAGGACAAGGGACTGCACGGCAGACTTATCCCCTACAAAACCAAGCGACAGCACAAGTATACACCACAAGAGCGTGGCGACATGAGCATGGCAGGAGCCATCGCCCACGCCATCGCAAATAAGGGTTCTAAACTGCACCGGACGGGCGGCAGGGCTGACGTATACAGCAATGTTGTGCCCGACACGATGAAGCGGCTGGGGCAGCGACTTATTTTCTTAATCCACCAGTCGGTGGGAAGTATCAAACTTAACAATGAGACGGTATGAGACAGACAGTGAACAACGGATATTCTTTTTTCTACCCCGATGAAGTATACTTTGCATTTTTGCCTTGCATTATCAAAGCAAGTGGAAGTAACCTTTCGTGGATTGAGGTAATAATCAGATGTGGCAACAAGGAACGAGCCTACGATGTCGAGGCGTTCAACGGTGAGTGCATAACAGACTTCAAGACATACGTGCAAGCTCTTTTTGACGGACGTATCAATGCAGCCTATGATTGGACAATAGGCTATGACACCAGCGTTCTAAACATTCTCGTGGGCATCGAGGTCAACGCATACGATGACAGAGACGGACAGCTTGCGAGCATCGATTTCACTACGAACATGGTTTGGGGCGCACCAAAGTATGGTGAGACGTGGAACGGCTACAAACGGCTTACATGGTTTACTCATTATCCGTTCACCTTTGGCATATACTTAAGCAAGTTGAACGCAAACCTACTAATCGGTTACGAGGGAGCACCCAATGAGCTACTGAAGATTCCGGTTAACGGTATAGTGGATTTCTACGCAGGCATATTGCCTAGTGGCGCAAAATACTGGAACATATACGATTATGATGGAGAGATTCAGCAGGGAACATTTGACAATACTTTCGACCTTACTTTCAGATTAACCACCGGAGGTAAGCAGTCACTATTGTTACGCATCGACAGAGACGATGCTGAGAGTGGTATCTATCTGCGTTGGATTGACCGTCACGGATTCATCCGCTATTGGCTCTTTGCGGCTGGGGAGGAAACGAGGGAGATAGCCAGCGACCTGAGTTTCATACGCAACAATTTAGCCGATTATCTATACGGCTACTATGGCGATAATGGAAGAAGGCAGGGATATGATCGTACGGACTCAATCAAACTTTGTGCTCCGTTGGTTGACAGTGATACGTTCGATATGTTACAAGACCTAGCCAGCAGCCCAGTCGTTGACATGTACCTAGGGGGAGACTGGACGCAAGAGGAAGACCAGTGGATGAGCGTAACAATCAAGGCAGGAAGCTACACGAAGAGCACAGCTTGCTTGCAGGATTTCGTGTGCGAAATGATTATTAACAACATTAACGTTCAGAGACTATGATAGACCAGCAACTTTACATTGACGGTGTTTTGATGGACTTGCCGGAGAACACCGATGTGGTGCTCGACATCAAGAGCAACCTTTTTCGTGACGTCACAAAAATGACCTCAAACTACACGTACACCATCCAGTTACCACGGACGGTGCATAATCTTTCAGTATTGCAGCAAGCGGACAGACCGAAGAGCGGCAGCAGATACCCCTATATTTTCCATAAGTGCAGTTATTTCCGTGGAGGTGTGCAAATTATCAAGGACGGACGTTTGAACGTTCTGAGCATCGAGGAAAATATCGAGACCTCAATCTATTGGGGTATAATGCCAGCGTTCTCCAAGTTACTGGAGAGCGGAATGAAACTGAATGAACTGGGAGTGACAGACAGAGTGCTTTTTGAAAAGTACAACACTCCAAACACCAGGGAGGAAGCCGTGAGCAATGGGATATTCTTTGCTTATTACAATCCATACCGAATTGAGAGCAAAGATAACTTTGGCATTAATTTGGTGCAGAGGAATAAATATACCACGACACAATACTCGCCTAGCCGTGGACGCATCAGAACAGGCACAGAGGTCGGAAAGTATATAAGCGGAAATATAGAGAGCGCATCGAACATGATCTGTGCTCTTATCCCTTTCTTGCCATCATCAACGGCAAATGTGCAAGCGCAAGGAAAGGGCGATTACAGAAGCTATGCGGTGCTGGATAAGTACATGCGGGTTATATCCGTGAGCGGAGAAGATGAGACGCTGGAAGTATACACCATCAGAGGAGAGGCTAGAGCTGCATACCTCGTAGTGAATGCACCTGCCGAATATTACAGCACTCTGTCGCTATCAGTTACCGGGCTGACACCTATGCACGAAATGATAGATGGCGATAATAAGGAGGATTTCGTAGGCGATGATGTGACGGTGGATGAATATAAAACGTCCCCAAAATTCTTGCAGCCATGTGTGACCGTAAACTGGCTATTGTCAAGGATAGCGAGGAAGTCGGGCGTATCTTTCGTTTGGCAGGATGATGAAGCAAAGAAGATGTTGAACAACCTCGTTGTGCCTATCATCAATAACAAGGCAGACAACAAGACAATTATTGGTAATCTGACCGCAGACGTTAAGAGCCGTGATGGACTGGGTGCGCTTTCCTTTTCCGTCAACAACTCATTGACATCAGTCACACCAAGCACTGGCAGCGATGTACAGAAACTAACGATAACGAAGGATTGCGAACTGACCTTTGATGTGCAAGTGCAATACTACGTCAGACATCAGTTTGATGACGCAGCGGAGATTCAGGTGCCTATGGGCGTGAAAATGACCGTGACAACGCCAAGCACTACCGGAGGTGAGGCATCCACGCAGGAATACGAGTTCGGAGATTTGAAATACGAGGATGGGCAGATGAAGTTACCGGTCGTACTACGCAGATATGCTATTGATGGCTATCTTTATTTACTTTCGGCAGGAACAAACACAATATCGCTAAAGAAGGACGATGTACTGACGTTTGAGACTATCATGTACGGAATAAACACAGTCAACATGCCTTCCGTTTATGGCGGCAAAATCACTGCGAGCGTCAAGAGTGGGGACAGCGTTCCGATTGGTGGAAGTTTCCCTATTGGCATAAACCTGCCTGAAATCGAGGTAACAAACTTCATTAAGTTTTTGGCTTTGATAACTGGCACATTCCCTAGACAGCTGACAAATAGCACGCAAGTACAGTTCGTTATGTTTTCCAGCGTCTGGAGCAACAAGGCGAATGCCTACAACTGGAGCGGAAAACTCATTCCGTATGATCGCCAAGGCTCGCCACGAAAAAGCGAGTATACCGTTTCTGACTTCATGCAGCACAACCGCTACAAGTGGAAGGAAGACGAAGAGACAACTGGAGACTATGATGCAGACCTCGCAATCAGCAACCAGACTTTGGACTACGAGCAGGACACGTGGACGCTACCTTTTGCAGCCAGCGATGACAACCGCATACCGATAAGAACACTTGATTCTTTCGGCATGAAGAATGGTGGAGAGTATAAGGGATGCAAGGAGCGAATAATGACGCTAAGAGATGATAAGGAGCAAGCTGCACTTCGATTTGGTATTGACCTTCAGAACATATTTGATACGAAGTACAAGCAGCTTGCAGCAAGTATCGCCAGGGCGCACGTAATCACGGAACGGCTCAATCTGTCGGACTTGGATATACTAGATTTTGACGAAACGAAGCCAGTGTACCTTGCGCAGTACGGAGCGTATTTTGCGGTTCTTGAAATCAAGACAACAAGCAGCGGATATTGTGAGGTTACAATGATAGAGTTGAACAATTAAACAAAGAAACAATGACAACAGAAGAACAGAAGATACTTGACATCAAGGTCAAGTACGAGGATGCAATCTATGGCATCATCAGATACAAGGAAAAGATAGACCAGTTGAAGGCAAGCATCAAGGACTTGCAGCAGCAGGAAAAAGACGGCACTATATCACGCAACGAATACAAGGTGCAGACGGAAGCCATCAACGCAACCATCAAAGAGTACCAGTACAACGTGCGTGCCCTGCAGAAGGAGGTGCAGAACAGCATCAGACAAGAGGAACAGCAGGAAGGCAGTCTAAAGTCGATGCGTGCAGAACTTTCGAACCTAACCAAGGCTTATTCGGAAATGAGTAAGGCAGAGAGAGATAGTGCAAAGGGCAAGGAACTGCAAAACCACATCAACGCTTTGACGGACGACATCAAGGAGGTGGAAGAGGGTATCCAGCTATACCAGAGAAGCGTAGGTAACTACAAGAACGCAATCACGGAAGCCATCTTCGGCAACTCTCGCTTTGGCGCATCCCTCCAAGCTATCGTGGATATGGCAGGAAAGAGTGACGGACTAATCGGGCAGCTATCAACGAGGATAGGAGCATTCAAAACAACCGTTCTCGGACTTTTTACAAATCCTTATTTCCTCGCCATGGCAGGTGTGGCAGGTGTCGGAATGGCTTTCAAATGGTTCTATGACTACAACAAGGGATTGATGGAAGCCACACGACTGACAAAGGAATTCACTGGCTACACCGGGGAAGCATTGGAGACGATGAGGAACAGCATCGCAGCCACAGCGGACACGATGGGAAAGGATTTCAAGGACGTTCTAGGAACGGCTGACAATCTCATGGCTAACTACCACCTATCTGGAGAGGAAGCGATGAAGGTTATCAACGATGGCTTTGCAAGCGGTGCAGACCTATCCGGAGATATGCTCAACAAGATACAGCAATATGCGCCTACCTTCCACGATGCAGGTATATCGGCAGACCAGATGGTGGCTATCATCCAGCAGACACGTAGCGGTATCTTCAGCGACAAGGGTCTCGACATCATCGATATGGCTAGCAAGAAAATTCGTGAGATGAGCAGCGGAACGGCTTCAAGCCTTGACGCTATCGGCATTTCATCAAAGCAGGTGCAGCAAGACCTAGCCAACGGCACGAAGAGTACATTCGATGTTATCCAAGAGGTCAGCACGAAGATGAAGGACTTCGGAGCGGACAGCCAGCAGGTGGGCGATGTTATGAAAAACGTCTTCGGAAAGCAGGGAGCACAAGCAGGTATTCAGCTTATCGAGCAGTTAGATACGATGAGCACCAGCCTTGACGAAGTGAAGAAGCAGACCGGAGAGTGGGGAGAGACGCAGCTGGAGAACATCAAGCTGCACAAGGAACTGAACAGCTACCTTTCGTCAATGTTCGATATGAGCCAGCACGGATTCGAGGAGATGATCGAGAAGGGCAAGATGTTCGGCACGAAGATTCTCATCCAGATAATGAAAGGCTTGTTCAATACTATCAACTACTTCATTGACTGGTACAATGAGAGCCTTCTGTTGCGAGGGATAATCAATGCGCTCGGCACAAGTTTCCGCTTGATGTGGAACGCAATCAAACTCGTATGCAATCTCGGAATAGACGCATTCAAGAGGATGGGCTTTGCAGCCAAGGGCATGCTTGATATTCTCGAAGGTATCGTGACTTTCGACCTATCCAAGGCACAGAAGGGATTCAAGGAGATATTCGACATTACCGGCACTATCAAGGAAGCATGGCACGACATCAAGAACGCTGGTATCGAGATAGGCAATTCATTCGCAGACGGATTCGAGAACACCGTCCATGGAAGACTGAACCACCTGAAACTTGCGAACCTGGACGGTGGAGCGACCAGCAGCGAGCCAACGAACGGAAACAAGGGAACGACACCAGCAGCCAAGGGAAGCACTGCCAAGACAAAGGCACAGATAGCCAAGGAGAAAGCGGAAGCAAAGGCAGAGGCAGAGCGCAGGAAGAAGCAGGAGAAAGAATTGCAGGCACAGATTGCACTTATCCAGTTTCAGTACAACGAGCAAGTAATGGACGCAAAGAAGCGATACCTCGCAGACATGTACAGCAACGACCGAGACTACAGCAACGACCTCGAACAGCTGGAGAAGAACATGGTGGCACGAAGCATTGACGCATACGTGGCGGCAGGGCAAATCGGAGCGGAAAAGGCGCAGGAAATGCAGGCAAAACTACTCGACATCATGATAAAGGCGAAAGCAGACTTGAAGAATCAAGCCAAGGAGATTGTGGACGAACTCAACAAGGAGTTCGAGAACGCAGAGAAGGCACGCAAGGATGCGGACATCATGAACGGTGGCACTGGAGATGAAGACGATACAGCCAAGCTGGAGAGATACAAGGCTTTCCTAGAGCAGAAGCTGGCAATGACCCAAGAGAATGTTGAAGCACAGAAGCAGCTACAGCAGGAACTACACGATACGACTTTGCAGTTGCAAGCTGACGAAAACAAAAACAAGCAACAAAAACTTCAAGAACAGAACCAAATGATAGCCGATTATATCTTGGCAATTGGTGATGGGTTGGCTGCGTTTTTCGAGAGCCAGGATCTGACTTTCCATAATTTCCTCAAAACCATGCTGACAACCTACCTAGATGCGATAGAGAAGCAGATGACTGCGACTTACGTGGAAATTCTTGCAACTAGCATTGCAAAGAGCGGATGGGCAGGAGTTGCAAGTGCAGCAGCCAAACTTGCTTTAATCAAGGCAGCGTTTGCAGCAGCCAAGGCAGCAGTCAAGGGCTTCTCCACTGGTGGCTACGTCCAAGGCTCGGGCACTGGAACTAGCGACAGCATCCCGGCAAGGCTTTCCAATGGCGAGAGCGTAATGACCGCCAAGGCGACTTCGATGTTCAGCCCTATATTATCCGCATTCAACCAGCTAGGCGGTGGTGTTCCTATCGTAGCGAACAACGGAGGCAGCAACATCGGCATGGATATGCTGGCGGCAGCTGTAGCTAGAGGGTATCAGATGGCTCCACAGCCAGTAGTGAGCGTGGAAGAGATAAACCGAACGCAGCGGAGAGTGCAGACGATAGAGAATATCGGCAGGCTCTAATGGTGTTGTTATTTCATCAAGATTTGCGTTCTGAGCGGTTTTTAGTCGAAGTTGGTAAAGTTATACACCCAAGGTAATAAAAGCAGCTTAGAACGCAAATTTACGGCTTGTTTAGAAAAATTAACTGCTTGCGAGATAAACATATCGAAAAATATCGTATCTTTGCAGCGTTTTAAAACTTAAAAAATCACGATTCAATGGCAAAACTCAGAATATACAACGACATCGACAGCCAAGACAACAAGTTTTGGTATCAATGGTGGGGTGGCGATTGTGTCTGCTTTCAGGATATAGATGCTTTTGCAGCAAGCATACCGAAAGACGATGATAGCATCGACATGCGCATCTTCTGCAATGGCGGCTCTGTGGTCGAAGGCTGGGCGATTTACGACCGACTGCGGCAGAGCGGAAAGAAGATTTCCTGCACCGTTGAGGGCAAGGCAGCATCCATGGCAACAATCATCATGCTCGCAGCACCAAAGGAGAGCCGCAAGGCATACGAGAACGCTGCCTTCCTCCTGCACAACCCATGGGTTCCCGGCTGGTGTTTGGGCGACCAGCTGAACGCAAAGGACTTGAAGAACCAGAGCGAGGAAATGCAGATGTGGCAGGATAAGATGGTGGACGCATACGTAGAGCGGTGCGAGTGCGACCGGGAAGAAATTCAAGCCTTGATGGATAAGGACATCTTCATCAATACCAGCGAGGCTTTGCGCCTAGGTCTTATCAGCAGCACCGTTTCAGCACTCAGCGCAAGCGCATCGAAACGCAACATAGAACAATTCATTAATTCAAAACAACAAAATCCAAAAGCAATGGAGAAAAAGACAGAAGTAAAGGCTTCTCTCCTCGACAAGATTCTCGCAAAGTTGGGCGTGAAGACACTGGAGGAAGCAGAGCAGGCGGTGGCAGAGCCACAAGCCAAGGCAGAGCCAAAGGCGATGGAACTCAACACAGCAGACGGACAGACACTGACCGTTGAGCGTGAAGAGGGAGATCCACAAGTTGGCGACAAGGCAAGTCCGGACGGAACGTTTGAAATGCCGGACGGTAAGACAATTGTTGTCGAAGACGGTGTAATTACCGACATTCAGACCGCAGGCAATGAAGGCGGTGAAGGCAATGAAGGCAATGAAGGCGGTGAGGGCGGCAGCGCATCAAGCACCGACAACGAAACCGTAGCCAAGTTGAAGCAGCAGGTAGCAGCACTCAAACAGCAGTTGAACGACACCAAGGCACAGCTGGCAGGCGCACAGAAACTCGCAAAGAGCAAGGAAGACATGCGCATCCTGAATGCCGTGAAGATGGCAGGCGGTGCTGAGAAGGTGTTGGCAGGCTACAGCAGCCACTACCAGCCTGCACAGCGACAGCCAAGCGGTAAGGGCGCAGGCGACAACGTGAACCCAGTCGAGGAAGGTAAGAACGCTATCAAGGAGAGACTTGCAAAGCTCCACAAAAAGGGCAAGAAGTAACAAAGTATTAACCCATTAAATCATAAGAAAATAATGGCAGGATTTACAAAAAAGCAGCTCGAGAACCTTAAACTCGAGCCGGAAAACCTCGAAAGCATCAAGGATGCCGTGCAGGAAACCTTCTACCAAGATGAGGACTTTTCTTCATTCGTGAACATCATGAAGGTCAAGAACAATGATCCAATCGCACTTATCGGTGAGATGGAAATGGTCGGTAAGGCAGGTGGCGGTTGCGACCCTACCTATGAAGAGAAGGGTATCGCCAACTCTCAGAAGCGTTGGGAACTCGGACAGTGGGAGATTCCTATCAAGATTTGCTACGAAGCATTGAAGGGTTCAATTGCAGAATACAGCCTTAAGACTGGTACAGCTATTGGCGACCTTACCAGCACCGACTTCATGACCATCTACACCGATGCACTCCAGCGAGCCATGCAGCAGATGATTTGGCGTTTCGGATGGTTTGGCGACAAGGCGGCAGCATTGGCAGGTGCAGGTGGCGGCAAGCTGACAGCAGGGTCGGACGTTAGCATGTTCAACGTTTGTGACGGTCTGTTCAAGCGTATCTTTACAGCTACAGCAGCAAAGAACCATACCACCATCGCAGCCAACAGCGAGGCTACGACAGCAGCGCAGGTTTCAGCATTACGCAAGAAGGGTGCAGCTACAGCAGTCGTAGACGCAATCTTGATGGACGTAGACACACGTATCATTGACGATAGCGATGCAGTGTTGCTTATGACACGCTCGCTTGCTGACGCATTGACCTACGACATCAAGCAGACCTACCACGATATTATGCCGTGGGAGAAGGTGTTCGATGGCTTCGATGTAGCGACCTACAACGGAGTGAAGATTGCTCGTGTCGGCATCTGGGATAGAATGATTAACGCATACGAGAAGGGCGAGACGACAGTCAACCTTCCACACCGTGCGGTATTCTGTAACCCTAAACACCTTATGGTGGGCACTGATGCCGATGCACTCATTAGCGACCTCGACATCTGGTTCGACCAGAAGGAGCGCAGAAATTATCTCTATGCTACCGGTAAGATTGGCACGGCTCTCCTCGAAGAGGACATGATCCATGCAGCTTACTAATCGCTCCAAATTTTCAGTTTAGTATTAAGTTATTTTGACAATCCTCAACACCCACAAAACGGTGTTGGGGATATAACAATTAAAAACGAATTAATATGGCAACAACTTGCGAGAGCCTTATCGCTCAGGACATCATCATCCCTTGCGAAGACCAAGTAACAAAGGGACTGGAGGGCGATGGACTTATCATCAACCGAGACGACATCGACTTCACCAAGTCCGTTGTAGCGGGCAATATAATTAAAACATTAGTTTTGAAGACTGGCAAGAAAGCATACGCTATCCGGCAGGAAGGCAGCAAGCCATTCACCGGAACGAAGACCGAGCTGACCGTTGGCACGTATCGCAACAGCTGGAAGAACACCGTAGCAGTCGTTGTATTGGCAAACACACCTGACGTTTGCGCAAATATCATTGACGGACTGGCGAACGGAAAGTTCGTTATCATCCTTCGCAACCTCTCTAAGGGAACGGACGGAAAGGCAGAGTATCAGGTATTCGGATATGCGCAGGCACTGAAGGCAAGCGCAGGCGAGAACGACAAGTACTCAGACGATACCGAGGGCGGCTGGCTTATCACGCTGGAAGAGGAGAGCGTACCAAAGGCAGCTTACTTCTTCTTTGACACCGACAGCGAGACAACAGCAGCCAAGTATCAGAGCCTTCTGACGGAAGCAGCAGCGTAGCCTATGACATACAAGGAAGCAACAGCCAAGGTCGAGGAGTTGAAGGCACGTTTCGACAGTCCCTTTGATGCAACTGACAAGGCAGTTATAGAAACTCTATATTTCGAGGTAACACGCAAGCGGTTTGTACCGACAACCTGCCAGCAGTGTTACCACGATGCTTTGATTGAAATTTATCTAAAACTCAAAAAAGAAAAGGCAATGCCAAAAACATGTAATTACGCACTCAAGGCAGGTTTTATCATTTCCTGCCCGGATTTCTACCATGGTAAGATTTTCACGAATGAGAACCTGACCGACAAGGTAGCGCATGAATATCTGACGAAGTACCCACACATGGAAAGCTACTTTCAGAAGATACCCAGCGATGAACTCATCGAGAACAAGCAGCCGCCAGCAGGCAGCGAGAACAAGCAGCCGCCAGCAGGCAGCGACAGCGGTGCAGATGATACCACCGGGAAAGATCCTGCCGAAAAAGCAGCAGGCAGCGACAAGAAGAAAGACCTCGACCAAGCCGAAAAAGCAGGCAAGGAAGAGTAACAAAACAACAAGTAAAACGACACAAGCATGAACGTTAAGACAGTTAAAAAGCCAAAGCGAAGGGTTGATATTGGCTACGTCAGCCGATTCAAGATGCAGGCATACGGATATGATAATCTTTATCCGCAGAACCTCGCACGCATCACGGAAGCCAGCGGTACGGCAATGCTGTGCCTTAACCGATATGCCCGATTTATTGAGGGCTACGGCTTCGATAGCGACATTCTAGCATCGTTGGCGATGAACCCGCAGGGGGACACGGCAGACGATTTGCTCCGGAACGTAGCGCAAGACCTCGCACGCTTTGGAGGCTTTGCCCTTCATGTAAACTACAACGTTCTAGGGCAGGTGTCGAGCGTGAGCCACGTACCCTTTGAAAATTGCCGCCTTGAAGAGACGGACGACAAGGGGAGCGTGGCGCACGTCTTGCTGCATCCCGACTGGGAGCAGAAAAAAACGAGGAACGGAAAGCGGTTGATGGTGAACGACAAGACTATTGAACGCATCAACATTTTCAATCCCGACCCCGACATCGTTCTTGAACAGATTGAGAACGCAGGAGGCATCGACAGCTACAAGGGGCAGATTCTGTGGCAGAGCCTAGACGGACAGTTTATTTATCCGACAGCCAGCTACGATTCAGCCATCACTGAGATTTCGACCGATGAGGGATTGGGCAACGTCAAGATGAGAAACGTCCGCAACAACTTCCTCGTATCGTGTATGCTTGTAACCAAAAAGGGCGTTCCAAAGTTCGATGAGAATGGCGAAGAGGTGGAGAGCGGACAGATGATTTCCGATGAAGACCTTTTGCAGTTCCAAGGGGACGAGAACACAGCGAAGATTCTAGCTGTAGAGGTGGAGAACGAGGAAGACGAACCGAAGGTTGTCGCCTTCCCGACAAAAAACTTCGACAAGGAGTTTTCCGTGACCGACAGCAGCGTTATTGAACGCATCTACGCACAGTTCCATCAAGAACTCTTCTACTCCATCCGTATTGGCAAGCTGGGATTCAGCGGACAAGTGATGCAGGATGCTTACGAATACTATGCAGGCGAAGTGACAACCGAGCAGCGTTTCATCGAGCGAGCCTTCAAGAAGATTTTCGAGAATTGGCACGACCCAGCCATTCAGAACCTAGACCCCAAGCTACAGCCGCTAAAGTATATCAGCAGCGAGGTGGCAGGGAACAACACGATAGACTAATTGATTGAGCCTATGGGAGAACAAAGAAAACAACTTATCACGGTTGATCAGTTCCGAGAACTGGCACGACCGACCAGCACACACCTAGATGAGGATGAAGTGAACGCATACATTCGGGAATGCGAAGATGCGAACATCATACCAGCCATCGGGTGGGAGCGGTTCAAGGCAGCGACCGAGCAGGGAGAGTGGGGCGATTCCGTATTGACCGATTTCCAGCCTGCAACTTTCCTGGACGGTGGCGAATACACCACCAAGAAGAAGGGCGATTGCAGCCAAGACGAAACCAAGGTGCAGAAGTACACCAGCGGAATACGCAAAGCACTCGCTTATTTCACGTATGCGAGACTTTTTCGTGCCGATGGCACAATTATAAGCCGAGCAGGTGGAATGCGCCACAGAGACGATTATTCAGACCATGTTCAAGATTTGTCGAACAACAAGCAATACAACGACATCATGGACATGGCAGAAAGATATTTATCAGATGCACTTGAATATCTCAAGGCATTCACCTCGAAAGGAGAAGTGAAGGCACAGCGAGGAACAAGGGCACACATTCACGCAATAGGCAAATAAAAGCACATAAGACATGAACGAGGATATTCAAAAAATGCTCCGTATGGCAGAGCTGATACGAGATGCAACGCAGGTTGGAGAAAACACAGCGGTGCGTGTCGGCACGGAAATTTACGACATCGTTGTCGAGTTAAGCAGGATGCTTGCCATGATGGACGATAAACTGGAGAACGATGCAGTCGTTAGGATTATCAAGAGTGAACTCGCCAAGATAACAATAACGGAAGCGCAAATTGCGGATGGGGCGATAACGGCAGCGAAGCTTGCCGATGGCTCTGTAAAGAACAGACACCTAGCATCCAATTGTGTGACCTCAGATAAACTACAACCGGGAGCGGTCAAACACGACCATCTGACCGAGGACTGTATATCAACTGGAAACATCAGAGACGGCAGCGTGACAGCAAAAAAACTCGGCACGGACATCTACAAGGATATTTCAAACAGAGTGACCGACATCGTGACGAAGGACTTCCCTCCAGCAATCACGGAGGAACAGATAACAGATATTACTAGTAAATAACAATTTAAAACAATAGATTATGCGATTTTTAGACGCAATAGGCTTAGCCTATTTCTGGGAGAAGATTAAGGACTGGGCTAATTCCCTTTTTTTTAGCAACAAAGGTGGTGAAATTAGTCCTGAAAGTGGTTTACATTATATAATTAATGGTGAACAACTAGATGTATCAAAAAGTGGTAATGAAAATGAGACTATACACATTTTCAATGTTGATGAAAATAGAATGCAAGCTATAAGTATCGTGAAGACTGGTGGCACTGCTACCCAAGTTTTGATGGCAGACGGCTCGGTCAAGGAGGTAGGCGGCAAGAGTGGAATCGCAGGTCTCGATACCAACGGCAACGTGCCACTTGCCAACCTCGGCAACCTCGACACCACGGTGGCAGAGGTAGTGACCGCATTGCCTACGAGCAACATCAAGCGGCACATTTACCTCGTAAAGGATTCCGATACCGCCAACAATAAGTATGCGGAGTACGTCTACACTGGAGACATTTCGGCAGCGTACGATTCGACAAAATGGGAGAAACTCGGAGACTTCCGTGCTACAGTAGACCTTGCAGATTATGCTAAGAAGAGTGAGGTAGTTAACATTCGTGGAATTATATTAGACAAAAACGTTCTCGCTAGTACACCACAAGGACAAATTCTAAAGCAGTGTATAAGGTTCTCTAATATAAATGATGACCATACTGTAGAGGTAGAACTTGAAGATGCCACATCAAATATGGCAGGCTTCATGTCTATATACGACAAGAATAAACTTGATGGAATTGCAGACGGCGCCAATAACTATTCCCTTCCACTTGCAGCCAATGGCACACGAGGAGGTATTCAAGTAGGCTATGCTGCCAACGGAAGAAACTATCCAGTGCAGTTGAGTGGAGAGAAGGCATACGTTAACGTTCCATGGACTGACACGAACACCACCTACGACTTGTCGCCTTATGCCAAGACGGCAGACGTAAATGTAGCTCTATCAAAGAAGGTTGACGTGGTAAGCGGAAAGGGACTTTCTACCCACGACTTCACTTCAGCATACAAGTCCAAGCTTGATGGTATATCTTCAGGAGCTACAGCAGACTCTGCAATAACTACAGGAGAAATAGATGCATTATTTGCTTAATAATAATTTTAAAAATTAATTAATATGAAATTTTTAGATTTAAATGGATTAAAACATTTACTTGGAAAGATAGTAAAGTATGATAAGGGAACATCTAATGTTAGTAACATAACTAATCTAACAGTAAATAAAATTAGAACAACATATATACAACATAAAGGTATATCAGGGACTGCACCTGCATTTATAGTGTTTCCAGATCCTAATACGATAGGATTTAAAGCTGGTGATATTAACATTGCTTTAGAAGCTACTGAGAATGGTTTACACTTAACATCACATCCTTTATTAGAAAGTCTATATTCTGAAGAAGCAGAAACACTTAAAAATAATGATTTATTTATAACTATAGCAGATATTTTATTTACACTTAAAGATAAAGGAATTATGGAAAGATAAAGAGTACTGGTAGAGCAAAACCAGTAACTCCTAAAGCAGGAGTTACTAAAACCTCAAGAAGATATGCTTGTGGTGGTAAACTTGAACTCTAAGTCGCTGACTTTAGAAATTTAAAAGTAAGACAATATGAAGAAGAATAAGAAACAATTACATGAAGCACTGGCTGTGCTTCTTACTAAATTATCATCGGCAAGGGACAATCCCCTGCTGGTGGATAACTACGCTGTAAAAGCCTTGCGCACGGTTCTTTTGGATTTTAAGGAATCGGGCGAGCTTCACGAAGCATACAAGGAGCAGATACAATCCACGCTGGAGAGTGACAACCCCTGGG